CACAACCCACGGTGGAAATGTAGTTTCTGATACGGATTCCACGGATGACCTGGGGACCACTTCGGTGCGGTGGAAAGACCTATACGTTGATAGTATAACAGCCACCGATCAGGTCACAGCTACAGGATTCACCGGGACTCTCGACGGCATATTAGGAAGTGGGGCCGCAGCGGCGGCAACGGTGACAACTCTGAATACCGCTGGTGCAGTCGTCTTTAATGAGGCGTCCGCAGATGTAGATTTCCGGGTTGAATCCAACGGTAACGCGAACATGTTATTCGTCGATGGCGGGACTAATAGGGTCGGTATTGGCACGGCGGTTCCTGCAACACACTTAGAAATTGCAGCACCCGCCGCGACAGCTACTGTTTTTAGGTTAGCTTCTAATAAAACAGGAAGCGGCGCTGGGGACAGATGTAGGTGGGACAACTACTCGGCTAATAATAGTGGTGTAGCCTACCAACTCGGATTTATTGACTTTGATAGGGCTGATGCAACTGCGACAGCCTCTTACATGGCTATTCAAACACGGGTTGCTGGCACTGTTGCAGAACGTATGCGCATTAGCGACGCTGGCAACGTCGGTATTGGTAGGACAGTTCCTAAGTATCTATTAGATGTTGGCCCAGATGGAGCTACTTCGCTTGCTGGTGCTGGTATAACGCTATTTGCTGGTAGCTCACTTACATCAAGTATTGGTGGCGTTTTAAATTTCAGACCTGCCCTTGGATTAACTGCTAGTGATATTTTTAACTTGTCAATTTGTGCATATGACCATGGTGGGGACGGCAACGCTGATGGCTTAAGCATCAACGGCTCTGATGGGGTTTCGTTTTGCACTGGGGCTAATTCTCGGCAAGAACGTATGCGCATCGACGCCAGCGGCAACGTGCTAGCGGGGGGTACGACAGTAAGAGGCAGCGCAAGACTAAGTCTTGATTGTACTGGAAACGGGCTTGAAGTTTATGTTGTTGGAAATACGAACGCAGTAGATTTTGCTGTGTTTAGAGCAAACAGTGGGGGTTTATGTGGCAACATTGCTAGGGTCGCTCAAACAGGAGCCGTTGCTTATAATACGACATCCGATTACCGCCTAAAGAACACCATCGCCCCCATGACAGGAGCGTTGGCAAAAGTAGCCAAACTCAAACCCGTCACTTACAAGTGGAAAGAAGGTGGCGTAGATGGGCAAGGGTTCATCGCACACGAACTTCAAGAAGTAGTACCTGATGCGGTGTCCGGCGAGAAAGACGCCGTGGATGCTGAAGGCAAGCCGAAGTACCAAGGAGTAGATACATCGTTTGTTGTGGCTACCCTCACAGCAGCCATCCAAGAACAACAAGCCCTAATAGAATCTCTCACCAACAGAATAACGGCACTAGAAGGATAATTAAAATGGCTGCAACATGGTCAATAGTTCAACTCGATTACACTGTCTCTTTGGACAGCAAAACTAACGTCGTCACCAATATCCATTGGGACTGCACTGACAAAGATGCTGACGACAATCATGGCCGCACGTATGGATCTCAAGGCATTCCGACCGACGATCTATCAAGCTTCGTTGCCTACGACGACATCACTGAGGCCAATGCGATTGCGTGGCTGAAGGCTGCTCTTGGGGACGATGGCGTTAGTGATCAGGAAGATTCCGTAGCCGCTCAGATTGCAGTTCTCCAGACCCCGGTTAGCGGCTCTGGGTCACCTTGGGCAGCTTAATTTAAAGGATAATTAAAATGCCTAACACTTACGAAATGAAGATAACAAACCTCGAACGAACAGTAGAGGTCGGCGATCTCGATGATGTTATCTTCAGTATCCATTTTAGCTACAACGCTACAGATGGCGGAGACAAGCCGACCACGGGTGCCTTACAAGACTTTGTTAATTTACCTACAGCCGCAGCCGATGGCTTTGTAGCTTTTAAAGATGTGACCAAAGAAAAGTGCGTTGCGTGGGTGCTTGAGGGATTGGCAGCGCAAGACCCGGAAATCACTGAAGCCGATTTAAAGGCAAAGGTAGACGCGCAAATTACTAGAAAGAAGGCCCCTGTCGAAGTGACGGGCGTCCCAACGAGTTGGAGTTAGACTGATGGCTGAAGAAGAAAAGAATGTTGTGAATATCAACGGCGAAGAATACAGCCGTGAAGATTTTAGCGACCAGCAGAACTATATCGTCGAGCAATGCCGGGACTTACAAACCAAGCGGCAACAAGCGCAGTTCCAGGTTGACCAGTTAACGGGTGCTCTAGACTTCTTTACTAAAGCCTTAATTGAGAGTGTGTCTGATGCCAGCAAAGAAGAAACAGATGCCGCTGTCGGCTAAAGATGTGTCCGCCCGGATAGACACTCACGAGGCGGTCTGTGCGGAGCGATGGAAGGAGACCATTGAGCGCATTAAGCGGCTAGAGATGATTCTTATTGGCTCGGCGGGTGCTGGGTTACTTCTGATGGCTGGGATGTTGTGGAAGCTTTAGATGCCTTTGACAAAAGTACAATTTAAGCCTGGGGTTAACAGGGAAAGTACGTCTTTTGCTGACGCCCAAGGTTGGTTTGACTCTAACCTAATCAGGTTCCGGAAAGGCCGCCCTGAAAAGATTGGCGGGTGGGAGAGGATCAGCGGAGCGTCTATTCTAGGCACCGTTAGGTCTCTTAAATGCTGGATCACCTTGAACGCCCTCAAGCTGATGGGGACCGGAACCACTTCCAAGTTCTACATTGAGAATGGCGATTCCTTTTATGATATTACGCCTATTCGTAGCACCGCTACGCTAGGTACAAACCCTTTCCTTACAGGAAGCGCCGGGTCAGGAATTATAACTGTAACTGCGGCGAGCCACGGTGCGGCGGTTGGTGATTTTGTAACCTTCAGCGGAGCTACCGCTATGGACGGTCTTACAACTGCCGACCTGGACAGAGAGCAAACCATTGCCTCTATACTTTCTGCCAATAGCTACACCGTTGACACGGGAGGCACGGCCTCTTCCGGGTCAACAGCGGGTGGGGGTAGCGCCGTAATAGCCAACTACCAGATTCATGTTGGTGCGGAGGCTGTGCTCTCACAAGCCGGATTTGGTGCGGGGTTCTTTGGTGGACAGACTCTAACCTATTCCCAGACAACCTTGGACGGTGGCATTAATTCGAGCGTCACATCCATAGATCTCACGTCTGCGGCTTCTTTTGAAACAGCATCGACCACAACATCTGCGGCGGTTGCCGTTGTAGATCAGATTATACGTCTTGCAAATTCTTCAGGTTTCCCGGCCAGGGGCACCATACTTATAGGCAGTGAGTATATCCGGTACGGCACGAATGCCGGAAACATTCTTGGCGAGGTTACAAGAGCCGATGACGGCACCACGGCGGCTATCCATGCCAGCGGTGCCACAGTAACCTTTGTGGGTCTTATCCTGATTAATGACGAGCTTATAAAATACACAGGTAAATCCAGCAATGACCTGGATGCTGGGATTGTTCGAGGTGTCCGAGGCACCACCGCAGCGGCACATGCCGATGATGATGTAGTCAAGGAAGCCAATGGATTCTACGGTTTTGGTATCGCGGTTGCCCCTTTTACCTCCGGCGAGACTCGACTCTGGTCTCAGGACAACTTCGGCGAAGATTTATTACTGAATGTTCGCGACGACAACATTTACTACTGGGATGCAACGCTAGGTTTAGCTAACAGGGCGACTGCCTTGAGCACCCAATCCGGAGCCTCTGACGCTCCGACCCTTGCCCGTCAAGTTCTGGTGTCCGATACCGATAGGCACGTTATCTGCTTAGGTGCCAACACTTTAGGGACCACGGCCCAAGACCTTTTGCTGGTTCGCTGGTCTGACCAGGAGAACTCCGTCGATTGGACCCCCAGAGTAACCAACACGGCGGGCGACCAGAAGTTATCCTCCGGGTCAGAGATTATTACAGGCATTGAGACCCGCCAGCAAATCCTGATATGGACGGATTCGTCCTTGTACAGCATGAGGTTTGTAGGGCCACCCTTTACATTTTCCTTTAATCTCTTGGCAAACAACGTGTCGGTCATCTCACCAAATGCTGTAACGGCTATTGGAGATCGTGTCTTCTGGATGGATACCGAGAACTTCTTCATGTTCGCGGGCCAGATACAGACGATCCCCTGCACGGTCCTTAGATATGTCTTTGACGATATAAATCTCGACCAATCGTTGAAGTTCTTCGCTG